TCTTGGTCAGCGCGGCAGCCTTGGCGGCGGTAACCGCCATCTGCTGGCGGTGCTGCTGCTCCTTCAACTGGAAGTCCAGCAGCTTCAGCTGCTTGTCCAAATCGAAGCGCTGCTGCTCGAGGTTCATCTCCATGCGCATGCGCATTTCCTGATGCGCCGCGTCCTGCTGCAGCTTGGCCTGCTCCATTTGTTGCTCGGCCGCCATCTTCTGTTGATCGAGCTGCGCCTGCTGCTGGGCCTGCGCCTGCTTGGGGTCCTGCGGCGGCGGGATCGGCTGCTGTGCGGTCTGCGGATTGGGCTGGGCGAAGAAGCGATCCGAGTCGAGATGCCCTGACAGTTTGGTGATCTCCTTGCAGGTCTCGTAGGCATTGCCCGGCGTCACCAGGCCGAGCGGGATCACTTTCTCCTGCAGCGCAGCGATGTTCTGCATCGCCACCAGCTGCTCGGCCTTGGAGCCGGTGCCGAGCCCGACATTGATGGTCATGGCGTCGCGCTTCTTCCACTCGCGCGGGTCGACGGTGACCCATTGCTTGCGCAGCTGCACCGTCTGCGGCTGGCTCGAATGCTTGCGGATCACCGCATGCAGGAGCTGGAACAGGTCGCGGATGCCGGTCTCGGCGAAGATGCGCGCGATCAGCTTCACCTTGGCCTGGCTGGCGTTGAACATCTGGTTGGCGATGGTCGCCACCTGATTCTGCAGCGCGTTGGGATCGACGGCCTGGCCCTGGCGCGATACGCCGGTGCGCCATTCGCGCACGCTGTCCTGATACTGCAGCAGCGGGAACACCTGGGCGCCGATGTCCGGGTGCTGGATCACCTCGAGGCCGCCCGGCTGCTTCATGCGCACGATGCCGCCGGGGCGGGACACCAGCAGGTCGTCGAGCGTGGTATCGGTGGCGTGGGCCTCGGAGACGCCGACGCGCGGGTTGTTGGCGAGATAGGCGTTGTCGAGCAGCGCCCGCAGCAGCGCGGTCTTGATGCGCTGGATGTCGACGATCAGGTCGGCGATGGAGCGGCCGAAGAAGCGGTGGGTGACAATGACCGGCGTCATCGCCGCGAACGGGATCATGTCCTCGCGGATGATGTCGGGCTCGCCGTCGCGCAGGAGGAGCTCGCCCTCCTCGCCGGCGGTGGTGCAGCGGTAGAGCGCGGCCTCGCCGTCGCCCTCGTAGTCCATGCGGACGTAGTGCTCGGTGACGCGGATCAGCCGGGCGGCCTCGTTGAGGCTGTCGTCGCCCTGGCGCAGCGTGGATTCCTGCACCGTGTCGCGGGCGATCTCTTCGATGGTGTGGGCGAGCGTATAGCTCGGCAGCTTGCGCACCTGCTCGGGGTCGTAGCCCAGCTCGATGAGCTTCGACTGCGTGCGGAACACGTCGTGGAAGCAGTAGTCGGTGTCGCGGATGGCGCGGGCGCGGCGCGAGATGCCGAACTCCTCGGGCGGCACCGGCAGCACCAGGGCGCGCTCGAGCCGGCGCTTGGTTTCCACGGTCACATCGTGGAGCGAATAGCGAGTAGCGAATAGCGAATAGGGGTCCTTGCGGGGACCGCCCGTTTCGTTGGCGCCGTTGCCTGCTTCGCTACTCGCTATTTCGCTATTCGCTATTCGCTCACTATGCTCGACGATCTCCACATCGGGATCGGCAGAGATCAGGGCAAAGGCGGCATCGTCCAGATCGTAATAGGTCTCGCGCTCCACCTCGTCGCGGGCCTCCCACACCACCTTGACGATGCCGTTCTTGCTCAGCAGCGCGTCCTTGATGAAGCTGTACAGCACCAGAAAGCCGGGGTTGCCTTGCATGAAGACGTGGTTGACGTAATCGGTCTCCTGCGCGGCGGCGGCCACGTCCATGGGGCCGGTGGGATCGAAGCGCACCACCTCGTCGCCGCCGGCGAATATCTCCATCAGCGAGGGGATGAGCCCTTCCACGGTATCGGCGATGTCGGACGAGACCGCGCGGGAGCGCCCGGCCGGGGCCGGCATGTCCTTGGACATGTCGCCCATGTAGTAGTTGAGCGCGGTGGCGCGCTCGTCGGACAGCTTGGACGTGAAGACAGCCGAGAGCGCATCGTAGCGCTCGGCCGACAGCAGCGCCTTGAGCTCGCCGATGGTCTTGCGGGGCATTTCGGTTTCCATTGGCCGTGTGTGAACGCGCTCACATCACCACCGCGGCGCGCAGCCTACCTTCGCTACGTCAGGGTGTTGGCGGGCAACGTCACCAACGGAGCGTGCAAATGCCTTCGCGAGCCGACGAATTCCGCACCAACGCATTGGAGTGCCAGAAGCTGGCGAACTTCTTCGGCGGCCTGATCCGGCGCCAATATGAGGAGCTTGCGCGGCAATGGCTCGAATTGGCCCAACGCCTTGAAGAGAAGGCGTTGGAGACCAGCCGGCGATGAAGCAGACAGCGATCGTTGTGGACAAACCCTCGCCACGGTCGCATGTTACCGCCCTCGACCGGACTTGGTCGCATTCTCCCGTTACCGTTTCGGCGATCGGCAGCTCGTGTCCTTCGATTCCGAAGTTCGCAAAACGAGCGTGCAGCAAAATGATGCGAACTTCGGAAGCGGGACACTAGCCGGGGGTCAAGCGATGCCGCTGTTCTGCTGCAGCAAGTGTGGTTGCGTCGAAGACACGGCGCTCTGCCGCTACTGGTCGGCGCGGTTGCGGCGCATGCCGCCCCTCTGCTCGGCCTGCGATCCGGCGATCGCGCGATGGCATGGCGAGTTCCCGCAGCAATCAGCCGAGGCCGAGGCCTGGGTCACCGACCAGCACGGCATGCTGCTCTGGAACCGGGGCGAGGTCGAGGACTGGGTGGGAACGCCGATCCAGATCCTCGGCAAGGTGGCGACGCCGCCGTTCCCGGGCGACAAGTTGCCGTTGCTGCCGGAAAAAGAGGAGGCCCCGGGGAGGTTGACCGCCGGGGCCTAGCAGCCCGGGATCTTACCTCGGGGGGTTCGAACCGGGCCGCCGCCGCGACCATAGAGAAGCCGGCGGCCGAGCACACGACAAATCCGCGTTAACGGCTGCGCAAGACCGCCGCAGCAGCGATGCTGATTTCATCTTGACATCCTGCATCGCGATGGGGCGCGCCATCGGGCACCCGAGGTCGTGTCCGAGATTGCACGGCAGCGGCTGCGCGGCCTTCGCGCCGCCTGGCGGGCGCAATTCTGCAGCTTGCCTTTTTACTATGTGATTCGCGTTACAAGATCATTTACAGGGCGGATTGGCGAGCCCCGCCACAGCGCGTCCATGAGCGCGTTGACGCGCGTCTTCGACGCGCTATGGACGCGCGTAAACGCGCTTATGGCGGGGCGAGCGGAGTCCGCCTTCTGCGCGAGGACGGCGGGTTGCGGCAGCCGCTCTCGGCAAAGCCGAGACCGGCGCCTGACCCGCCCTACGAGTGTGCAATCACACGACGGCGTACGGCTGGTAATCGAGCCGGCGATGGAAGGAGCTCCGCCCCGTGGTGCGATCGAGCGACATCGCCAGATAGCGGAACGCATCGGCGGCATGCGAAGTCCAGTCGTGCACCGGGCCTCCCCGCAGCACCTTGAGCTTCTCGTCGTAATCGCTGCGGTAGAGCTTGAGCGCATCGATGCCGCGCGCGCATTTCTGCGCATCGAACCAGCAGCGCGGAAGCGCCAGGCGCACCGCGTTGATGCCGTCCTCAATGCGGTGTACCGGCGCCAGGGTCAGCGGGCGCAGGCCGAGAGCCTCCAGCACCTCGAGGCGGCTCTTGCCGGTGCCGAGCTCCCTGGCCTGCGCATCGTGCGGCACGATGTGGCCGGCATATAGGTAAGGCCGCGCGGTAATCTCCCGGACGTAGTGGCCGAGATCGACGCCGGAGGCCTCGTAGTAATCGATGACGTGCACCTCGCGGCCGATCATCTGCACGAACCAGATGGCGGTGGCGTCGCGGATGCCGAGGTCCCAGACGGTCCACACCGGCGCCGCGGGATCGTAGGGCACGCCGCAGATGCGGCGCGCAGCCTCGGCCTCGTTCATCAGCTTCCCGTAATAGGCGCCGACGATCGCCGCCTCGAAGCTGCACTCGAACTCCTGCGCGTATTGCTCCTCGGTGAGATCGCGGCGCGCGAGCGCGAGCTCGCTCTCCGGGAGGAGGCCGGTATCGCTCGCCTTGAGCATCAGCGAAAACCAGCCGTCTTCCGTCTGCGAGCGCCGCCACAGCTCGAAGAAGGCGTTGCGGCCCTTGGGCGTGCCGATGAATACCGCCCAGCCCTGCCGGTCGGCGAGCGCCGGGCGGATGATCTCCGCCCACACCCGCGGATCCATGTCGGCATATTCGTCGAGCACCACGCCGTCGAGATAGATGCCGCGCAGCGCATCGGGATTGTCGGCGCCGTAGAGTCGCACCTGGCCGCCGTCGACTATC